TGGAACTGGTAATGGTGCAAATGATGCAATTACATTGGTTACAGAATTGCAATCAATGTTAGAAGGCACTTACGTTACAGCAACATTAAATCCAAATAACAGTATCACACTTACTCATACAACTGGTGGCGATATTATGTTTATGGATGACGGTTATACACTTGGTAAATTATTTACAGTTGGAACTACACCATACTATGACGTTTCAGCAGCTGTTATAGATGAGAATAAAGAAAGCGGAATTACATGGGCGGATACCTCAGTATACATTGCCAGCTTGTGGGCAAGTACTGTTGGTATGTCAGGCGAAGGATTTGCAATTCCAAGTTCAGTTCCTCCATCAACAAAACCAGCAGACGGTACATTATGGTACAATACTTCGTTAGAAGATATTGATATCATGTTTAATAATGGAACTATGTGGACTGGTTATCTAGATACAACAGCTCAAGCATACAACCAGTCAGTTTATCCATCTGGTGGTGCATTTGTAACTGATCCTAATGGCCCAATAATTAGCAGCTCAATGCCAACACTACAAAGTACTGGCGGACCATTGGCCAACGGTGACATTTGGGTTAACCCGCACAACTTAGAAGAATATCCAACAATTTACAAATTTAACGGATTAACTCAGAAGTGGGTGTTGATTGATAATACAGATCAAACAACTAATCAGGGTATTGTATTTGCTGATGCACGTTGGAGTGGTGCTGGCGATGATATTGTTCCAGATCCAGTTGCTAAACTACTAACATACAATTTTGTTGATCCAGATTGTCCAGATCCAGCATTGTATCCAAAAGGTACATTGTTGTTTAATCTACGTCGCAGCGGATTTAACGTTAAGAAATATGTTGTTAACCACATTGATACTACAGCGGTGAATACACACTATACAGCAGGTGATGTATACCCAGCAGGCGAACCAATGACTGGTTATTTCCCAGATCGCTGGGTGTCTGACGCTCCTAACGATTTGAAAGGTGTTGGACAGTTTGGACGCAAAGCTCAACGTGCTGTTGTACTAAAAGCACTTGAAGCTACAATTCAAAGCAACCAAGGCATTCGTCAACCTGACACAGTTATCTATAACTTGTTAGCTTGCCCAGGTTACTTGGAAACATATAGCGCACTAGTGGGATTAAATACAGATAACGGCATATCAGCATTTATCGTTATGGATCCTCCAGCACGTTTAACACCAGATGCTACAACATTAAGCAACTGGGGTAACAACACTGCTGGTGCAGCAATTGATGACGAATCTGGTCTAATTGCTACAAATAGCTATAGTGCTGTTTATTATCCGTGGGCATACACATCAGACTTGACAGGTAACAACATTGTTGTTCCTCCAAGCCATATCATGTTGCGCACAATTGCACTAAGTGACCAAGTTAGCTATCCATGGTTTGCACCAGCCGGTGTACGCCGTGGCGGTGTAACAAATGCTAGCTCAGTTGGTTATGTAGATGGTGCCACCGGTGAGTTCCACACAGTAGCATTGAACGTTGGACAACGCGATACGCTTGCAGCTGTACACGTTAATCCAATTACATATCTTGCCGGAACAGGACTTGTTGTATACGGACAAAAAACCCGTCAACTTGTACCAAGTTCATTGGATCGTATCAACGTTGCAAGATTGGTAATTTATATGCGTTATCAATTAAATCAAATTGCTAAACCGTTTATATTTGAACCAAACGATACTATTACACGTAATGAAATCAAACAGCAAGTCGAAGCGTTCTTGTTGGGCTTAGTTGGCCAACGAGCACTTTATGATTATCTTGTAGTTTGTGATGCAAGTAATAACACACCAGCTAGAATCGACCGTAACGAGTTACACGTCGACATAGCCATTGAACCAGTAAAATCTGTGGAGTTTATTTACATTCCATTGCGTTTAGAGAACACTGGGGCAATCAAAGGCCTTGGCAAATAATTAGGAGAATTTAAATGGCAATCGCATCTCTATCAAACTTTACAGTACCATTAGCATCCGACCAGAGCGCAAGCTCTCAAGGTATGCTAATGCCAAAACTAAAATATCGTTTTAGAATTAGTTTTGAAAATTTTGGCGTAAGTGGTTCAACAACTGAACTTACTAAACAAGTAAGTGAAGCAGTAAGACCAAGCGTTTCATTCGCTAATACAGTTATTGATGTTTACAACAGCAAAATTAACTATGCTGGTAAGTACACATGGGAACCAATCACAGTTAAACTACGTGACGATTCTACTAATGCTGTAACTACACTAGTTGGCGAACAAGTACAAAAACAATTTGACTTCTTTGAACAAAGCAGTGCAGCTAGCGGCTTAGATTATAAGTTCACTATGCGTATTGAAATGTTAGACGGCGGTAACGGCTCAACAACTCCTACTAGTTTAGAAGTATGGGAATGTTACGGTTGCTACGTTGAAAAAACAAACTACAATGATATCAAGTATAGCGAAGCTGGCGCAGCAATGATTGATTTAACAATTAGATTTGATAACGCAATCCAGACTACACCAACAAAAGGTCTTGGCGCAGCACAAACAGTACAAAAATTCCCAGGCGGAACTAGTATATTAGGTAGCTAATAGCTTAAAAACCCACTTAGGTGGGTTTTTTTACGACTATTCATTAAGTACTCACTTTATTTTAATCGATAAATAAAGTTATGGCATCATACAACTCTTCATCCAAAGGAACAACAATATTACGAGATCAGCAACATGCTGATCATCTGTTTAATGTTGATCAATTTAGACTTGCACCCAAGCACAGTTTTTTATTCCATGTAGCATTTGGAATTAATCGAGTAGCATTAGGTAATGCTACGCTGGTGCAAAGACACAGTGAAGAAATAAACATGTTAGTTAAGAGTATTGATTTACCTAACTATAAAATTAACACACAAATGCTTAATCAGTACAACAGAAAAAAACTTGTACAAACATCACATACACCTGGTGAAATTGGAATCAAATTTCACGATGATAATTTAGGTGTAATTAATCAGCTATGGCAAGCCTACTACAAGTATTACTATGCCGATCCAACAACGGCATGGACTCCAGGAGCATATGAAAGAAATGCAACAAAGGCATATTCTTCGGCAATGCCAGGAAATTATGGTTTTGATAACGGAAGCACACGACCATTTTTCAATTATATAAAAATTTATCAAATGGCCCGACACGAGTATGTGTTACATCAGTTATGGAATCCTATGATAACTAGTTTTAATCATAATAAAGTAGCGTACTCCGAAACAGGTGTACACGATTTTGATATGAAAATTATGTACGAAGCTGTAAGTTACGATGCCGGTGATATTGGCAACGGAAACCCTGAAGGATTTGGTACTAGTCATTACGATAATAAACCAAGTCCAATAGCCGGCGGGCCAGCGGGAAACAATGTAAGTTTTGCTGGGCAAACAGCATTAAACTCACTAGGCGGTGGAATTCTTAATAATGTAATTAATACTGTTGGAAATTATCAAAATCCTACTGGCCTTGTTTTAGGATCGCTTGCAGTAGGCGCAGCTGTAAGCATTGGCGCCAAACTAATAGGTAGTGCTATAAGCGGTTTATCTGGATTTAGTTTTCCGGGTGCAAGTTCAACTAATAGTAGTAATACACAAGCAGGAACAGCAGGAACAGATTCTGCAAATATTGGCGAAAATCCGTCAAACGATGAAACTAGCGGATATGATAATGCTTCTCCGAACACAGGCGACGAGAACACTGAAGCAACACCAGAGGACACTGAAGCACCAGTTGGTACACCAGACAATCCTAGTAGTGCCGAGGATCAAGATACTGCAGACTATTCTTATGACTTTTAACTATGACAACAACTAATCTACCACAACCAAAAGAATCGTTTAGTAATGTAAAAACGTTTTTTAATAATTCATTTACTAAATCAGTAAGTTTTCCAGCTGAGCAGATTGATGCAACAGTTGCATTTTTTGTAAGACGAGGATTTGATCAAGCGTCAGCAGGATCAGTCGCTATTGTATTGTTGAATCAGGCAAGATCTGAAGGTGTAGATGTTTTTAAATTATTAGACTCGGTTAAAAGTCTAACAGATATACAACTAAGTCAAATTGTAGCACAAGTTTTAAATGCAAGCAGAGATAAAACAAGTTTGTTAGGATATCGAACTGCTACTGTTGACAATACATTTGAATCTAGAAACATCTTAGTCTAATATGTCCAGCAAATTTGCACGTGGCAAGTTTGCCATAAAACATCCTGAAAAATACGTTGGTACCAAAACTCCAACATATCGTAGTAGTTGGGAGTGGACATTTATGAACTTTTGTGACAACAATAAAAGCATAATTAAATGGGCCAGCGAAGCAATACAAATACCCTATAGAGATCCATTAACAGCTAGACAAACTGTATACGTTCCAGATTTTTTTATACAATATCTTGATAAAAGAGGACGTATGATTACCGAGCTAATTGAAATCAAACCAGCTAGCCAAACTATACTAGAGCGTGTTGGTAAAAACAAATACAATCAAGCACAGTTTATTAAGAATCAAGCTAAATGGAAAGCTGCAAATATGTGGTGCCAGCAACAAGGTATAAAATTTCGAATTCTTAACGAAAATGATATATTCAGCCAAGTCTGAGAATAAGTAAGTGTATGACTAAACGATTAGAAGAAATCCTCGATTTACCTGAAAGCAAGAAGATTGTTAAGCAGGAAGCAAAAGAACAGCGCAAAGCTGAAATAGCTCAGCCGTTTATCCGCGACATGTCAGAATTTGATAAAATATCAGCGGCATTACCACAAGTTAAAGGCTTAGGAGATGCTGGAGATGCCGAACTAGACGAACTAGCACAAAAAGCCAAAGATGCTTACGAAGACATCATGGACTTAGGTATGAACGTAGAAGCACGTTATAGCGGTCGACTTTTTGAAGTGGCGGCCAGTATGCTAGGGCATGCTATCAGTGCTAAAAGTGCCAAACTAGACAAAAAACTTAAAATGATTGATTTGCAACTGAAAAAACAAAAAATTGACCAGGACGCACTAGGAGTGGATAATAGTATCGATATCCAAGGCGACGGCGTTATTATCACAGATCGTAACAGCCTCCTTGAGAAATTAAAGAATATGAAATAAATACAATACTGGATCCTATTATGAAATCATTTAAAAACTACTTAACAGAAAGCAAGAAAATTTACGAATTTAAAGTAAAAATTGCTGGAGAATGTCCAAAAGATTGCGGACAACAGATCAAAGCTGCACTAGCTGAATTTCACGTAACTGGTGTCAGCGCACCTAGACGTACTCCTATTCAGGAACGTCACAGTGAATTCCCTGAACACAAAAATATTCAAATGACAATATTTGATGTTACATTGGATTACCCAGCAAATAGTATGCAAGTCCGAGAAAGAATTGCTAGCGGATTAGGAATGGGACAAGCCAATGTTAAAGTAAAAACATTAGGTGAAGAAGCTGAATATGTTATTAATCATCAACACGATACACCTACAGGAGAAGCTATTGTAGGAACTGACTACGAGCCAGAAAATAATAGCAACATGTACGGTGAAAAATATAACATGGGTTTTCTAAAAGAATTAAACAAAGACAAACATGCAGGCACAGAAGTTAAAGGTGTTAATGACAAGTTGTTTCAAGGAGCAAAATAATGAATTTTAAAGATTTGATGACTAGACTACAGGCAATTGAAGAAAATGCCGCGCCTGTTGCTCCTGTACACACTGATGGCCCAGCGACAGAAGAAATGATGGGTATATCTTTACCTATGCCAGGCATGATGGGCATGGGCCACAACGAACCTCCAAAGCAACCCGATAATGTTACAATGAATGTAAGTCTAAATGGTTCAGGTGCTGGCGGCGTAAAAGACTTGATGAGAATTTTACGTGACATTGAAGACGGTCCTGCAACAACTGTAGGCCATGATGATGACGAGCCGCTTATTGGTGACATGGTTGCACACATGGCTCACGAAGAAGAGCAAGGGCCTGAAGAAAGTATGGAAGAAGTGCAAGATGATGTCGGAGAAACTTGGGCTAACAGCGTAAACGGCGATGCTGGCGCACATACACACGGTGTTGATGCTGTCACATTCAGCGGCGACGATATGAATAGCAAAGGCAAACTAAGTCCGTTAGCTCGCGCACCTGGAACAAATGCAATGCGCCACCCGATGCACGAATCACTAGTTGATAAATTGACAGCAATGTATGAAACAATTAAAGAAAATGCTCATCATGACGACGAGGAAAAAAAGATTCGACACTTAATGCGAAAATACGGGTGGAGCCGCCAAGAAGCATTAGAGTATTACCATTATGAGGAACATGATCCTAAAGATTATGAAGACATGGAAGAAGGTGCATTTAAAGATAAAGATACCGACCGAAAAGAAAAAGCATACGCTGCAAAACAAACATTAAAGCACATCAAGAATCCTACAAAAGGCGAGAAAGAAGCTGCAAAAGATATCAAGCCTGGTAGCTATAAAGATCGTGCTGATTTGTTAAAATCAGCCGAAGCAGATGGCAGATTAGACGAACTTGCTAAATGGCGTGATCCTAAATACAAAGGTCAGTTGTTCACACAGAAAAAAGGCGACAGCGATGATTACGACAGTATAGATTACGG